AGAATTATCTAATGATGCACCACAAAATTATGACTCTGGTTTGTTTAGCAGCCTTCCATTTCAAGATTTAAAACAAGCGCACACCGAAACAGTTATACCAGTTACTTATGAAGATTATCAACAAAAACAAAAATTTAATAGTTTAAATGAAATGATTAGTTATAGAAGCCAGCAAAATATTAAACCTTTATCTGAACAACAAGCATTAGATTATTTAAAAAGTAGAGAGAAAAACGAAGAAGTGCAATCTGTTAGAATAGCTTATAATTTGGCAAAACAAACAGAGTTGGCTGAACAAAATAATCAAAACTTTTGGGCATCTATTCAATTATTGAAAAATAAATAAATAATATATATTAGTAAAAATATTTATATACATTAGTAAAATATTTATATACATTAGTAAAATATTTACATACTTAGTAAAAAATATATATTAATATATTATAATGCTTGTAATGAATTATGTTATATTATTAATTATTTTAATTGCAACAGCTTTTCTTTACCAACGATATCAAAACAAATTAGATAGAGAAAATACTGACGATGATTATTCTGCTATTCAAAAATATTTATTAAATGACCATGATTTAGCCAACAATAAAAAACCAATTATTTGGGTATTTTTGAATTTTGAGTATAATTCAAGGTTTTGGCTCAATTTTGGTTCTAGAAGTTCTACAAATTTAAATTTACCATATTTGTATTTATTTGTTCGGTCTATTGTTAATCAATGCGATAATTCTTTTCATATTTCATTAATTGATGATAATTCATTTCAAAAATTAATTCCTGAATGGTCAATTGACATGCAAAAAATATCCAATCCTATTAAATATTATATAAGAGAATTGGGAATAGCTAAATTATTATACAAATATGGTGGAATGCGCGTTCCTGCTTCTTTTATATGTACTCGTGATTTAATTGAATTGTATCAAAGTGGCACTGCTGGAAATAAAATGTTTATTTGTGAAACCGTAGACCGCAATATAACTTCTACGCATCGTGATTTTTATCCCAATATCAATTTTATGGGAGCAGAAAAAGGTAATAAAACTATTTATGAATTAATTGATTTTATGCAAAGAACTATTTCTAATGATTACACATCAGAATCTTTATTTTTGGGTGAATTTGATAGATGGTGCAATGCGCGCATTGAAAGAAAACAAATAAATCTTATAGATGGAAAGTTGATAGGTACTAAAACAATGGAAGATGAACAAGTATTAATTGATGATTTGTTATCCAATAATTATATTGATATTTATGAAAATACATATGGTTTGTATGTTCCAAATGATGAAATTTTAAAAAGACGAAGTTATGAATGGTTTTCTAGGCTTTCTCCCGAACAAGTAATAGGGTCAAACACAATTATTGCTAAATACATAGTAATTGCAAATGCACCTGTTGGTTCTGCAAGTACGAGTACAATAGAATCAATGAAAAATAAACCTAATTGGGTAAGCTTTTGGAAGGTACCCTCAGGTGCTCCTGTTTGGGGACTCAATCCTATTGATTTGGGCGATAATCTTCGCAAACTTAAATATCCTGATAATTAAATCCAAACTTTTATAATAAAATAAAAAATTTTATTAGACCTTTTTCTTATTTTTGCCTAAAAATACACATTATAAACTATATTGTATTTTGATTTATCATAATTTATTTGTGATGTGTATTTTTTACCATTTAAATTACATATTTGTCTAATAATAGTTGTAAAGCTATTATATGATAATTTTTTTTCTAAATATTTTTGCTTAGAATTATAATAATACGGTTTGCAAGTTTCAATAAATAAAGGAATATCGTTTGTTAAAATACCTTTTTTATAGGAATCATTGGTAATAACATAATGATTGTCATTTTTTGTTCCAATAATATTGAATAAATCAAAAAGCATATCAATTGGTAAATTCTTTTTAAATATTTGACTAGTCATTCTGTTATTATTATATATTGTAAATATATTCAATATTATATTTACAATGAATATATTTTAATAATAAAAAGCTTGCAATTTACAAGTTTTATTACTTTTTCACTTTTTAACATTTCAAACTCCTATTATTCCATCTGTAAATGAAAGTTTATATCTGGATTTTTCCTCTAATTTTGTTCTTTTTCCCAAAAAAGTAAAATATTTATTTGCCAAAGCATATTGCTTTGGTTTTTTATTCCTCAATACTTTTAAGCGAACATACATAATCATACCTACTTGCCATATACGCTTATGTGTATATTTTTTGTTTTTGTATAATTTTTCTAATTTGTCAATAGTATTTTTAACATCTTCTAATGTTGTATATTTTATATTTATTGTATCTTTTGGGTTTTTGTCAATATACACATCAAACGATTTTTTAGGATTTTCTGGATTAAATAAAAATTGTTTTTTTGTTTTATTATTAAGATTTTTATTTTTTTTCTTTGTATTGTATTTCATAAAATATAACTACATTTTATTATTTTACAATGCATTTTAAATGTAAAAAGGTGTAATTACAATTGTTGCATTAAGTTATTTGTAAATAATGCTAATTCTATCTCATCCTCATGAATATTGTGAAATATTGTTATATATTTGCAAATAATTGGAATAATAATGTATTTTTCGTTTTCATTTAATATGTTTGTCGTCTTTACAAATAAAAAAAAATTATCTAATATATCCATTACAGAATACCCCTTGTCATAAATTCCATACAAAATTTTAATCGATTCATTCAAGTTTTTGTTTTTTAATAACTCTATATATTTTGCAAATGTTAAAAAGCTTATATTCGTGCAAATATTATTTGCTAATTCTAATGTAATCTCTTGATTTAATAATTTAAATTTTTCAATATAATTAATCAATATTTTAGCTGTATTATTACATATATCTAAAATGAATTCCTCCGCATCATGATGAATAATAATATTTTCATTTGTTTTAATTTTATTCATAATTTTATACAAATTTTCTCTCTCTAATGGTTTTATTTTAATAATTATAAAACGAGATTGAAGGCTTTCTATCACCTTTTGAACATTATTGCATGAAGATATAAAATGAACATTGTGACTGTATTTATCAATACAATTTCTGAAAACCTGTTGACTTTGTTCATTTATCATGTCAATATCATCTAAAACAACAATCTTTTTCTTTTTACTAACAGAACAACTTGTTTGACAGAATGTTTTCACATCATTACGGTAATAATTTATTCCTTGCTCTTTCAAACTATTAATATATAGTATATTATCATTGTATATTTTGCTATCTATATTTTTATAATATTCTTTAATTAAAGCATTTAGTAATGATGTTTTTCCACTGCCAATATCACCAATAAAAAGAATATTTAAATTTTCCATATCTATTAATGTTTTTAAAATATCAATAAGCTCTTCATTCATTTCAAAATCATCAAAATAAATTGGTTGATATTTATTTATAAAAAGCGAACAATCTGTTGTTGATATCATTAATATAATTAAATTGGTTAAAAAGTATTTAAGTTTATCTTAATAATTAATATTAAATGGAAAATCATTATAAAACACTAGAAATATCAGAAGATGCCAATGCAGATGAAATAAAGAAAGCATACAGAAAGCTTTCATTGAAATGGCATCCAGATAAAAATCCTGGAAAACCTGAAGCTGTAGATACCTTTCAAAAAATCGGAGGGGCTTTTGAAATATTAGGCGACCCTCAAAAAAAAGCGAGTTATGATGCAATGCGAAATAATCCTTTTATGAAAATGAGCGGTATGGGATGTGATAGTGGTGAAATGCCGTTTCATAATATGGATGATTTATTCGCAAATTTATTTTTCGGTGGAATGGGAATGCCTGGAGGTGGAATGCCTGGCGGGTTTCCTTTTCCGCCAGGTGCAAATATACATGTATTCAGAAATGGCGCTCCCATAAATATTCAATCCCTACAAAAGCCTACACCTATTATTCACAATGTTTGCATAAACATGGAGCAAGTACTAAATGGCGCCAGCGTGCCGCTAGAAATTGAACGATGGATTCTCGAAAATGGCAACAAGGTATTCGAAAAACAAACTATATATATCAATATTCCTAAGGGGTCTGATGACAATGAAATTATAATGTTGAGAGAAGTGGGAAATGTTGCTAGCGAACAATGCAAAGGTGATATAAAAATTTTTATCAAAGTAGAAAATGATAGCGGTTTCAAAAGAAACGGTTTAGATTTAATATTAGAGAAAAAAGTTTCACTAAAAGAAGCTTTATGTGGATTTTCATTTGATATGAAATACATTAATGGAAAAAATTATTCTATTAATAACCAATCAGGTAACATAATTGTTCCTGAATATCAAAAATTAATTCCTGGTATGGGATTATCGAGAGAAGGACACACTACAGGTAATCTAATTATTCATTTCAAGGTTCAATTCCCAGAAAAATTAACTAATGAACAAATTGACAAATTGCGTGATGTTCTTTAATGTACTTTTTAAAATATATTAAAAAGAAATTTTTATAAATTATAATGAATAATAAATTAACATGTCAAACAATAATTAATACTGCATTATTCAAAACTATACAAAATATATTTAATAAAAAAAATTCTTTAGTTTTGGTGTATTTTACACCTTTCCCTATTTATTTATATGATTCTGCAACAAATCAAGGAAATTTGGCAATTGCAGGTGTAGGATTAGGATTAATATACAGTAAAATCGCCTTTTGGATTTTTAATGCAACAGTTTTTTCAAGTCAATTATTTATTTTTAATTATTATTATAATTATTTTTATTACATTGTTTTACCGCTATTTTTATTTTCAAATTATGTAAATATGTTATTATTATTAAAAAGTGTTAAATTATTACAGCACATACAGCTTTAATGTTTTTATATTTTTATATTTATATTTATAGGTAATGTAAATATAAAATATTACGAAAAAATAGAATCTAAAATAGCCATTCTCATATATACGCCATTTTCAACCTGTTTAAAATAAACAGCTCTTGGGTCGTCATCTATTTCAGTCGATATTTCGTTCAAACGCGGTAAAGGATGCATTACTATCATTTTTTCTTTCGCTTTTTCCATTAATTTTTTGTCAATGCAATAATTTTCAGCACCATTAATAATAGATAAATATTCTTCTTCATTAATAAATCGTTCTTTTTGTATTCGAGTAACATAAAGGACATCGGTTATTAAAACAGCATCTTCTAATTTCATTGTAGATTGCTCACAATTACTCAATTTATCAATATGATTTGTAATATATGTTGGTATTTCAATACCTTGAGGGGAAACATAAACAAACTTTATTTTTGGAAAAAGTGCAAGAATGATAATAAGAGAATGAATAGTACGGCTATTTTTTAAATCTCCTACAAAAGTGACGACGATATTCTCTCGAGAATCAGAATTTAAATTTAAATTAAACTTGAAAAGTTCTAAAAAGATGGTGTAAATATCTAATAATGCTTGTGTTGGATGTTCTCCGTTACCATCGCCAGCATTGATTATAGGTATTTTTGAAACTGTTGCCGCCTTTTGAACATAACCTCTTATAGGATGCCTCAAAACAATAGCATCTCCATAACAATTTAAGGTTTTAATAGTATCTTCAAGCGATTCGCCTTTTTCAACACTTGAATATTTATCTGTAATGGAAATCACATTGCAACCCAATTTGATTGCAGCTGTTTGAAAAGAGCATGATGTCCGTGTAGAAGGTTCATAAAATACATTTATTAATATTTTATTATATTTATTCAAAGAACCACATATTTTCATTTCATTTGCTTTTAGAATATACGAATTTACTATTTCTTTTGTAAATTGAGATACACTTAAAATATGAGTTTTTATCATTTTTATATTTTTATAATATAAAATTTTTTCTTTATTTATTATTTTTTTATATTGTAAAATGGAAAATAAATATAAAAAAAAAATTGAATATAAAAATTGAATATAAAAATATGTATATTATATAATTTATTAGCAAAACAAAATGAATCAATCTTATTTTGGATGTGGAGAATTTGAATTTATTCAATCAAAAGGTGACAGGGCATTATACAAAAACATGCACAATGCGATTACTTCTACAGAATCATGGAATTGGATGCGCAATTATGAACCTGACCCACAAAATGGGTTTATGTGGTCAAATGAAGGGGTGATTTGTAAAATTAATAATAAAATGTATGAAGACCCGGTTTCAGGACAGCATTCGGGGTGTTCGTATGGTTGTATGATGCGCGATATGCAATTTATCGCAAAAAATGGATATGAAGCATTTAAAGCTATAAAATTAGCTTATTATAAAACACAAAATCAACAACGAGGACAAATGCAAGAACGCATAGTAGAAATTTTATATCCACCAGAACCACCAACCTTATAAAAATTTTACATATATTACACATTTTTATAAATTTATAAAAATAAAATAAAAAAATAATATATTTTAACAATAAAACTACTTAAATAACTATTTACAATAGAATTAAAAGCAAAAGTATAAAACTTTTTTTATCAGTGTAATATAAATGAATAAAAGCATTAAAGTAATATTATCTCGGTTAATAATAATATTTGGTTTATTATATCAGCTTTATTACATTTATGAATATAAAAACGAAGTAAGTTATGTGGCTTTTTTAATTTTAGCAGTAGGTGCGTTTTTAACAATCCAAAGTGAGGAAAATTGGTTACAAGTAAAATTTACAAATTGGGTTGCTATGTCAAATACCTCACTATTTTTATTGCAAATAGTATTATTTTTGTTAATTAGTTATTCTGCATATATAATTAAATCATAAATATAAATATAAATATAAAATTATCAATCCAAATCCAACATTTTGTGCCCCTTTAGCTTAGCGGTAGAGCACCAGTCTTGTAAACTGGAGGTCACGAGTTCAATTCTCGTAGGGGGCTTTTCTAATATTTAATTTTTATACAATATAAAAATTAAAATTTACAAATATTAAACAAAAAACTTACAATATTGTTTTTACTGTAATACTATTTCCACCGCACTGTGTAGGATTATTACAAATTTTATACAATCCTTCTTGTAAATATACATTTTCTGTAACATCACAATTACCAGTTGAAACAGGATTAATAGTGAGCGTATTAATTGTCCCACATTCGTCACTAGGATTATCACAAATATAATAAAAGCCTGGAGCTAAAGGAATTTCTTCAGCGATAGTGCAATATTCAGGAGAAACGCCAACAGGACAACCGTTGTTCAATGTCCAATTTAGTGCAGCTGCGTTTGTTCCACCCCTGATGTAAAGTCCAAGCCGTTTTTGACCTTGACCACAAGTTTGAGGACAACCTTTATAAGCATGAATTAATTTGGCACGCCTTTGTGCAGTGCTAGAAGCTCCTACACCAGCACCGTAAACATATTTATTAAATACATTCTGTGGTTGATTACAAATTGTAGCTAAAGACGGATTATATCGGCCTCCAATAGTTCCATTTTTTTTAAAAAGAAACCCATTTTTACCATAATAGAAATTACCATAAGGCATTTATATTATAGATATACTTTTTTATTAAATAAAAATATATTTATGAAATTTTGCGTGTAGGAATATCGGAAGAAACAAGATAAATTGAATTCTCAGTAATAATGATATATTCAGTAGCACTTTTATAAAATTTAGAAATAGGTGATGTATATTCATCCTCTGATTTTACTAAAAGCTTTTCTCCGGACTCTTTTACACCGACTAATGCTTTTTTATCTAAAGAGGCTGACCAATAATCTAGCATAATTGGCTTATCTTCTACGATGCCCAATTTAACAGCATGTTTTAAAGTTAAATCGCTAGGTAATCTATAATTTGAAGCATCGTTTGATGCGGAACCTGCTTTTTGTTCTGATGACATTATATTATAGAAATTTTAAAAGTCTTTAAATACTTATTAATTAAAAATACATTATTTAAATTGTTATAAAAAGTAATTTAAAAAATACAAAAAAATATAAAAATATAAAAATATAAAAATAAATAACATATATAATGTCTTCTTTTACCATACCAGTGAATAATGAAAATAATTCGGTGTTATATTCTTTGCACAATGTTGAAAATTATAAACCTACATTAAATTATTCAATTCATGAAATATTAAATAAATATAATTTATTCATTTTGGAATATTTAAAATTTATTACTGAAAAAGTTAATTTAAAAAATTCATCATCAAATAAATTTATTATAATTCGAGGTTTAGAAACAATAAGCCATGTTTTTAATAATATTCTTTATTATTCAAAAAATATAGATTTAGCTTTTTTTCATGGTCAAAAAGCTTTTTACTTTTATGTAGAATTTATAGAGCAAATAAGTGATGAACAGCATATTTTTCTTAAATTAAATTCTCGTGATGCATCATTATTTGTTTATAAAAAAACGCTTTTTGAAATAAATAATGAGTATCGTAAGAAAATGACTAATTGTATAGACGAAAAAACAGTTGAATACTTTGATATATTACATATTCATACTAATATTATCAAATCAATTATTAATTTTTTTATTCACAAGTATGATTTTTTTAATGATGATATAAAAATTTTTGTAAAAAATATTATTCATAAAACAGAAAATATTATTAACAAAATAAGTAATTGTAAATTAAATAAAAAATGGTTTGGAATAATATTATTATTTATTGAACAACTGAATAAAGATATTTATTTGGATGAATTATTAAATGATTATTTTAATATTATTGAGCTATTTTTAAAAGAAAAAAATAAGGAAAAAAATAAAGAAAAAATAGATGAAATTACAATTGAAAAAAAAATTTATAGTTTAGAATTTTATGAAAATTTAAATAATTATCAAAAAAACCCAAATAAATTTATATATTGGTTATTTTCATAATTTTTTACATGTTTTACACTAAGTTTTTGCTAATATTATTTTATATTATGTTACACTAACAAATATACTTTTTCTTCTAATTTTCTTTTTTTTGTCTTTAATTGGAGTATTTTC